CCCACATTGAGGGTCTTACGCATGGGAATGCCATTTGTCGCTAATGGCAGTGACACAACTGTCGGAGGAAAGCACGCTTAGTACGAAAAACCTCTTACAGCCGGTTGCACTAGGATGATAAGCTAAACTCCTACCACCACACACACACCTACCTTCGATAGTAGATACCAACCTCCACTGGTCTTATGCCGCCGAGTGACCACTCAGCCGGTCTTCAATGGATACGGAATTACGGAACTTTTGGGGTTTCAGTATGTGATTTTGATGGGAGAGAAAAAGGGCCCATCACCCTGGAAACAGGTACACATAAAGGCAAAACACACATTGCAGGCACACCCTCAGGTGTGTGGCGATCCTACTTTGTGGAGCCCCGCATGAACTGACTTAGCAGCCCACGCGGAATATGCACTGAAGATCCGAGTTCATCACCCGAATCCGCAGCAGTCTTACCATCCTGCCGCTTGATCTCCTCCGCTTCCTCCGCCGTCACGCAGCTTGCACTGCGCTGAGCAAAAGGAGGAGATAAGAGACCCGCCAAACGCTGAACCATCTCCTCAAGTCGTGCAACACGGTCCTCACCGTCCTGCACAGGCTCTGGAGCTGTCAGCACCGAAACCGGAAGCGAAATCACCCAGAGATCTCCAGCCGTGGTACCACTAGTCACAATGGTCCCAGGGTTGTAGACAACTGTGCCACCAGCAGCGGTCACGCTGCATGATGACATGATCATCGCTGGACTCGTGGTGGTACCCGAGAGACTACCCACTCTGTAGATAGCATCCCGAGCATTCCCGCTCGAAAGCAGGTTAAGCGCCGAAGCACCTCCACCAAAAGATCCAAACCCAATAGCTGAAACCGATGTGCCCGCCTGTATAGCCAGAACGAGCAGATAGTTACCAGGGATATTGGCCGGAAACGTGACCGTATTCCCCGCAGCTGTGATACCCCCCAATGTTGGAGTGTAACCAGCCTGCAAGGCCATACCGGCCAAGTTATTCGTCGTGGTCGAAACCAAAGACGAAAAATGGGCAACACCACCCACCACCTGCGACGCAGCGAGCACAGGCTCACTAAACTTACAACAATATCGTACACGTAGCTCACCCAGTGTGCCAGACGAAGCCGCCAGGCCATACGTCGACACATTAAGATTGCCAACATCATACGTCTTAATGTCAGTATTCGCAGGTAGTGCGCCGGGGCGCACATACTTCGCGATATTCTTCCGCATCCGAGCACAATCCAGCCGAAGCCGGATTTCAGGCGTACTGGGCATCCCATCCATGTGGGGCACAGTATCCTCCACCTGCTGCTTGGTTGTTGGAGCAATATCCGAAGCATCATAATCGAAGGAGAGAATGACCTTTCCCGTAGTGCCAAGTGTGGCATACTCCGAGACTTCACGCTTGTAGTAAAACTCCAAGTATGAAAAGTCATACTCTTCGTACAGTGCAGCAATCTTAGAACCCCAGGGAAAGGTTGTAGCTTGCCCGGGATTAACCGCATACTGCACATTGGCATAGCCAGTGCTAGTAGCAATAACTTCACCAATGTACTCATCCTCACAAATTGTCTGTGCTCGGCGTGTGGTTGCACCCGAGACCATAAAATTCTGGAGGCCTGACTTCTTGGACGATTTGATATTATCACCTGGTCCAACCGGCTGCATCCGCAGACCGGATTTTCCTTGCTTCTGCTTCTTCTTCTTCTGCTTGAGCGCCT